ATAATATCATCTATATGAGTAAAATCTCTTCTTTGTTCACCATTACCCACAATAGTTATTGGTTCCCCATCTCTAACTTGACGTCTCCATTTACCTATAACTGCTGCCCAATCCCCATCTACTATTTCACCTGGACCATAAACATTATAGAATCTAACTATTTCAATATCCATTCCATAAGTTTTTTTATACATCTTACATGCCTCTTCTCCTATGTGTTTACATGCAGCATAAGGTGATTGATATGGATCATGCCATCTAGATGAAGAACCAGCATATACCACTTTAGTTCCTGTTAATCTAGCAAATTCACATACTTTTTGTGTTCCAATGCTATTAACCCTAAATGTTTCTTCCGGGTTATTAAATGATGGTTGTATTCTGGACAATGCTGCTAAATGGAATATTAGATCAAAATCTCTATCCATTAAGCCTATATTTTCTATATCCCCAGTAATGTAATTACAACCAATTATTTCATTTTCTACAACACCAACTTCGTAATTATCTAATGAGTGAACATTATGTCCTTCATTCAATAATTTTTTAATTAGGGCTGTTCCTATAAACCCAACTCCACCTGTTACTAATATTTTCATTTATTCTGGTAATACGCCAATATATGAAAGTGCTTCTATAAACTCACGTTCTACAAAATGTTTTATAGTAGACATATCAGCTTTATATTTTTCTCCCTTATATTTTTCTTGTTCGTCTTCTGGTATTTCTACTGCTTTTGCTGCTGCCCATCTCCAATTATCTCTTCCACTTCCATCTGCAAATACCATACCCTTATCCTTTAAATTAATGATAGTAGGCATCCAAATTTTACCCGTTTCTTCTTCTTCATCCATTAACTCTTTATAAAGTTCTGGAAGGTTTTCAAATTGTTGGTTAAAGAAATCATTTCCTTTTTTAATTACACTATTACTTTGAAAACCACATCCATAACACATTTCAATGTTAATATCTTTAGTTACTTCCTGGGTATAACAAGCATCTGAACCACATCGGGTGCATACTTTTAATGAGTCATGTTTCATAATTTTGGTATATTTAATTCTGGGAGTTTTAATTCCATTTCTTTAGGAAATTCAGGAAGATTATCATCTAAAATTTGATTAACTAATTTTTCCATATGGTTCCAACTATAATTTTGTTCTGTATAATATTTTTGCCTTTTACCATTTGCCTTAAAATCTTTGTATTTTTCAAATACATTTTTAAATGATCCACCTACATATCTAGTATCAGGTTTAAACCATTTTGCTTCAGGTATTAACCAATTATTAGCAGCAGATGCATGTACTGGTTCAAGTTCTCCAGGTATTAAAACTGAAAATTTTTCATGTAAAAAATCTACATGACCTGACCAACCAGAAGCTATAACAGGTTTTCCTGTTGTTGTAAATTCTAATAATGGTCTACCAAATCCTTCTCCTTTAGTTAAGCTAACCATAGCTTTTACTTTATTGTGGTTATATAATTCATTAACTTCAGAATCAGAAAACTCACCATTTAAAACATATATATTAGGTAAATTAGAGGCATCTACTGATTTTCGTATTTGTTTAATTTTATCTAATATTTCATCCCTACTCATATACCCTGCTACCCCAGTTGATGATTTTAGTATTAAAGCTGGTTTGTTTTTTTTATTTTTAAATGTTTCATAAAATGCTTTGACTAGCAAACTAACATTTTTTCTATCATGTCCAAAATCAGCTTTCATCCAATGTCCTACAAATAAGTAACAAAAAGATTCTTTAATACTACTAAAATCAAAGGTATTTAATTCGTTCTTTTTTAGAGGCTTATATACATCTAAATTTACCCCTTCAAATACAACATCTATAGGTTTTTCTAATTTGACGTTACCCACAACTTGATTTGATTTTTTATCTTTTTGATCAAATATTTGTTCCTCAAACATTTTTTTAGTGAATTTAGAAGATACAAAATTCCTATCCATTTTATTTAAACCTATAACCCATTCTGGTTTGCATTTATCTGCTTCAATACCCGCTGTGCATCCAATATTATATCTACCAACAGCTTGGAATTCATTAGGTATAGTAATCTGCATCCAAATATCAGGACGTTTAGACATTTTATTGATTTTTAAATCATTTAAAAATTTCCATTCAGGATGTGAATCACAAAAACCCCATGAAGTTGACCCCCATCTTTGGGGTAATAGTTTTACATCATATTTATCAGATTGTATTATAGCTTTCACTATATCTCTAGATCGGGCTCCATAACCACTGTAAGTATCATATGGACAACTTATTACAAAACTTGGTTTACTCATTAATAAATTATTTTATGGTTTAAAAATTTTCCTTTATATTCATTTGCATTTATTATTTCATATTTTTCTCTTGGTTCCCAAACATCAAATAATTCATTTACATATTCTACAAATCGTTCGGCTTGATGTTTTGATGTAAAACCAGCTTCCTTACCTATTGCCCATTCTCTTCCTTTTAAACCTCTAGCTTTAAGCTCATCTACATCTAAAGAATATACTTCTTTTAACCTTTCAGTAACATCTTCCCAAGAACATCTATCATCATAAATGTAAGGGGTTGGAGGAGATCCTTGAATTGAATTAGAAGTTGGATAAACGGGAAAAGCCCATTCACCATGTTCTTTATAAGTACCTCTATGGTTTGAAGGGACATTAGCATCTGGTGTAAACCATTTTCCATCTTTATCTACAAACCTCATTTGGTCTTGCATACCACCTGTTGTGTTGGCAATAATTGGTGTTCCCGCTAATATAGCTTCAGTAAGAGTTAAACCCCACCCTTCATTAGAAGTAATTAAGATTTGAACATTAGCTATGTTATATAGATAATTTAAACCTTCTTCTGGGAGTTTGGAGTGAGAGAAGATTATTTGATCTTCAAAATCTTCACCAAATAAATACTCTCTTACTTTATATAAATCAGTACCATGATCTGTTATAGCTTCTGTATGTAATATTAAATAACATTCTTTAGCTTCTGATTTAGGGAGGGAATATAAAAATTCTCTAAATGCTAATAAAGTATCAGGGATTTGTTTTCTTCTAATATTTCTAGAATTAAAAAAAGCAACAAATTTAGGATTTTTATTTTTAAATATACTCTTTTTAAAATCTTTAAAAGATTTAGATGATTTTTGTTCTTGAGATAAAGGATAGAATAGGTTTTCATTTTTACCATGAGGTAAATACTTAAACAATCTATTTTTTTCTTTTCCTTGTAAAACTAATTTATTTATGTTTACAGTTTGTTTAGAAATTCCCATTAATAAATCACAAGCTTCATAGTAAGCACTATTGTACATAGGAGCAGGTAAATCATCCCAAATATTAAGGTATATAATAGGACAAGTTTTTCTAATTTCTGCCTCCATTCTAAAAACAAATTCAAAATACCTTGGATCTGTAAATAACATTACAGCATCAGGTTTTTCAAATTTTAATATTTCTCTTAGAATTTGCTCATTACCATAACCATCTACTGGGAATAGTTTTACATAAGTATCATCAATACCTGTTATTTTATTAGTTTCACTTGATAAATCAAGTTGTTTCCCTTTTTCAGGGTGTTTAATAGCACCTGCTATTTGGCACCAGTTAAAATGGTTTGCGGTATGTACTACAATTTCTTTAGCAACAGTGGCAACACCAGAATGTACTCTAATATCATCACAAATTAAAAGTATTTTCTTACGTTTATCTTTAGGAATATAACTAAATTTTTTATCCATTATTCTTTATTTCAAGGTTAATTTGGTTTGTAATTTTTTTTCGAAAATCTTCATCTGTAAGGTACAAAAACAAAGCACGGTCTGCAAGTTTTTGGAAGGAAAATTTACGTTTTACACACTCAATTTTAAATTCCTCGAATAAAGGTGTTTGAACTTTAACACTAGTTAGTGTTTGATTTTTTGTTGAACTCATAGTCTTTATTTATTAAAACATTATTTATATATATACGTATGTGGGAACCTACGAAAAATGTTCACCGGCTCCACATAATTCTTTATCTTTACTATAGGGACAGAAATTACAATTCCATTTTGATGGTGATTTATGATAATCTGCTTCTTTTATTTTACCACTTGAATTAAAACACTCATTAATAAAATCATTAATAGCATTTTTTGCTCTTGATAGTTTAATTTTGCCACTTGGTGGTACAAACTGTTGTACTCTATAAGCTTGATATGGGGACATAAGATTTTCATCATCCGGATCTAATACTTTCCTTTTTAAGATAAAAAATTCAATTTCAATCTTATCTAAAGGTATTCCATATTGTTCTGAAAAATATTGTTTATATAATAATAATTGGAATTGTTTATTTTCATCTTTTTTAGCATAATCATTCCATCCACTAGTACTGGTTTTTATGTCGATTATCTTAAATGTCTCTGTTGCTTCATGGTATGTAACAACATCAAGATATCCCATGTATAATACGTTATTTAACATTTTATTTGGTGCAACTACAATAGGTATTTCACAACCCACTAAATATGTACCTTTTTTACTAAAATATCTACTACGTTTTTTCTTAAACCATTCTAAAATAGCAACACCATCTTCAAAAAATTCCCTCATTTCTGAGGCATCTGAGAAATGTTCTGAATTATTTGACTTATATTGTTTTTGGTATTCACCTATGTATGCTTCTTGAAAATATTCTTCTATGTTAATATCTCTATCAGCAGCTGCAAAAGATTTTTCATATGCTACGTCTAAATAATGTTGCATTGCTTCATGGACAGCTGTTCCAAAGACAGTATGTATAGAAGATGTAAATCGTTTAATTTTATCTTTATACTGAAGTTTCCATCTATGAGGGCATCCTCTAAATATGGACATCTGTGAATATGAAATATTCTTTTGATATGCATAATTAACAGGTGGAGGTGGATTATTTCTAATCTCTTTTACTATTTTAGGTAATTTTTTTGCCAAACTATTTTTTCCATTTATCTCGACCTACTAAAAGACCGATTATTCCATAATTGGCAATATCAATAAATGTATCTTGCATACCTTCACCTTCAACAAATGATCTACCATTAATCAATAAATTTTTTAAACGCGATATTTTGTCGGTTAATCTAATACATAACCCAGTTAATGAAAATTGTTTATCATCGCTGTTATTAACGATATCTCCACCTAAAGCAATATTATTTAACCCATAGTCCATATGTTTAGCCGCAAACATTTCATACATTTCTTTTTGAATTTGTTTAAATTCTTTAGATAATTCTGGGTATTCTTTTTCAAATAATTTTATTGTTAACTTTGATGAATTCCCTGATTTAGCATTCATAATTTCTCTATCGCTCATAACTTTTTCTATTTCTTTTGCGTTGTTACCAAAATGACCTACATTTTCAAAATATTTCGATATTGAACTACCCATTTAGTAATCCTTTAGTATTAAAATATTTATCTAACGCTGATAATCTATCATCAGCATCTACTAACATAATAAGTGCTTCTTCAGCATTCTTATAAAAGTCTCCGGTTGAATGGTCTCCAATACCTACTGCTTTATTACCTAATAACTCGAGTGATAATAATGCTTTTGCTTTATCTGCTTGTGCTGATAAACGTAACATGTTTACTAATTTGCTCATTTTAATAATGGTTTTATTTCTTTTGTGTTTAATCCTCTGTTGGTTAATATACGACTAATTTGTGGGGTATCCAACAAAGTTATATATTCTTTTGCTTCTTTACTTGAACATTGAAAATTATCTTTAATATGGTTAACTAGATCCGTATTAGGTTGTTTTACCTTAGACTTGATATATTTACTCCATTTATTATTTTTAGGAATAAATTCTCTATATATATTATAAATCATTCTTTTTTCCTGTGGTGGAAAATCTTGAACATAATTTACAACTTCTATATAATCAGGATTCATAGACAAAAATCTATGTATCATATAACTATTCCAAACTTCCCAGTCTTTATCTGTAAAAGACTCAACTGGGGGTTTGGTGTTATTAATTGCTTTTAACCAATCAAAGATGTTTTTCATTAAAGAGTTATATCTTTATATTCTTCTCTTAATTCTGGAGGTAATCCTTCACCTACAATTTTACCAGAAGATGTACATACAAATACTGGGATAGGCATCATAGCATCTTCATCTGTTCCTGTAACAAATCTAGATACTTTACGAATAATAAATTCTTGTCTAAATGTGTCTCCACCATCAAAGTTTTTTAATGCTGAAGTGTTTGATAAATCAATCTTGGGTTGTTGAACTGGTTGTTCCATAATTTTACTTGTTATTTATTAGTGTTTATATTAAAATTGTTTAGTTGGTAAATAATATGTATCATTATTAAAATAATTATTTTTATCTATTTTTGGGTCTAGTTCTATTGTGTGTTCAGTATATTCTTCTCCTGTAATTCCAAATTTATTACCTTTATAATATCTTGGGTTAAACCATGATGCTCTTCCCCCTTTTTTCATAAAAGTAGGAAGTAGATCAAAAAACATTTGAATGTTATCATCACACCATGTATCATAAAATAAACCATCATAGGTTAATAACTTATCTAAATTATCGATCCAATTTCCTTCTATAATATTAACATTAGGTTTATCTTTAGCCCACTCTTGAGCTTTTATAATTATTTGTGGGTGGATTTCTACTATAGTATGTGAATTAATTGAGTTTGATTGTATGAAACCAGCAGATATCCCCATTCCAAATCCTATTTCTAATATATCACCACCATTTTTAGTAATACTTTTAGCATGGGCTTCCATTATATCCATTTCCCAATCCATCATTACTTGATTTTTAGGTCCTTCATTAACCATGTAGCAAACTTCATTATCGGTAAATGTTAAATATTGTTCTATATAAGACATTACTTACTATTTATTAAATTTTGAATTAATGACATTATATTGATTTCCTTGTCAATACGAAAATTTGCTTTATATTGGTGTTCATTTATTAAAATAGTTGCTGTACCTTCTTTACCAGGTAAATATTCACCTGATTTATTATATAAAGATTTAAATAATTCATCAAAATCATCAACATTAGCATCAGCAATAATTTGACGGATTACTTTA